CTTCATATAACGTGTTTAAGTCTTTAGCTAACGGGTTAGCTAATAGAATGTTTCCTATCTCAACGTTTGCTTCATCAATCAATACATTTAATGAAGCATCACGCCCTGGGTTATTTGTGTTTAATAATTCAAACATACTTTGATATATGTTTTCTAATGCTGGACTTAGGCACTTGGCCATTAATTCTTCCATCTTTACCCAGTCATAATGCTGACTAGATATACAGCCAAAGAAGTCGCACATGTTAAAGGTTCCGTCATCGTTGGAACCCTTAGTTAATGCGTCTAATGCTAAGTTAGCTGAGGTAACGTCTGTGGGTATGTTGGTGCCATTCACATTGGGTAAGTCACTGATTGGTTCCATGTGAGTTACAACCTGTGCAAACTTTTCAATACTCATATTATGAATATTCTTAATTTGCATCATTGTCATTCTAAATGCTGAACATGCAAAGGCAATGTCTTTTGGCAAGTAACTTCGTAGATTCATTCCTAAATTAAACAAATCAACGTCAGATACACTTCCGTCTTTGTATATCAAATAGTATGTTTTGCTATTTGTCTGTTGTCCGGGAGCATTATACATAGGATATGTTAATGTCTCGTAACTGTTGGGGAATAGTTTCTTAGGGTCTAGTAAGTCTGCTAGAGTAAACAACCCTTGTGTCTGACAGTTTAATACTGTTAAGATATCTTCTAAGTCACGTTGAACTATGATATTGAAGGCTGCATATAGTAAACGTTGCTGTTCAAACGTAGCGGGTGTACCTGAACAGATACTTAATATGTCTGAGGGCTGAATGCCAGTGCTTATTAATGCCAAGTTCAATGAGTTAGTCATTGCACGATATTTGTATATGGTGCGTAATAATACGTCAGGATTACCGAAACTATCAATACTTTGCAAGTCAATTACTTTACCAGTAAGAATTAAGTCTGTGCCCCATGTGGTCATTGATAATGATACACCAGAGATATCTCCGGTGACCAAGTCGTTCATTGTGCTATATGAACCCACTAGATAATCACTTGCACTAGAACATGCAGTAATAGTACTAGATAGATGCTTACTCTTAGCGTAGCAAGCGGCAAAAGAATGGATAAAGTCTTTGTAATTGCCAGTACTTAAATTGAATTCTTCATAGGACATTTTAGCAAACAAGCGAAAGAATCCATAGATAGTAATGTTACCTGTATAAGGTAACGTATATGATTCAGGTAAACTTGCCCCTAGTGCAGGAATCTTACCCTGACCTATTGTAATTAGTTTATCATATGTTGCTTGCAATACTTTAGTAGAAGGGTCAGTGCCAATCTTACTGTATGCAATAGCCATAGTACGTATTAATGGCTCAACTGTGTTGCTAACAATAATCCCCGAATCATAATGATTCACATCAGTACTGGTTCCTGCATAGGCAAATGCTACGGGATTAATTTGTAATCCGGTATTATTTAAAAACTGACCTAATACATTGACGTTTAACGGGGTTAGGCTCATAATACGATTACTGTTGGGTCGCCCTGTGTCATACTATGTCCGCAACTGTTCATTGAGCCCATTCTTGCAACGGGTCTAAACTCTGCGAACACAGTAGCAGAACCATCAGTCACTACCGCATTAATGTGGGGTGGGTGACTATATCGGTCCCAAGGGCCATGTTCAGATAAACTGCTTCCAATAAATCCTACGGGTTGGAAGCTAGAAAATACAGTGGAGGCACCATCAATGATGACCCCGCCCATTTGATTACTATCACCTATACGACATATTGGAAACATGATATTATCCTAAAATTAACTTCTTCTCTGGAACTTGAATTCCAGTAGTTGCTTCAATATACTTCATTCTGATACTGTCCTCAGTTTCAGCATATATTGATACGCTATTAATATTTAGCGTAACCTGAGCGTCTGGATCTACAGTAAAAAGTGTAGGTATCAATTGCATACCCTTAGGGCCTGCACCGATAGTTACGGGACTTTCAATTGTTAGATAATTGTCTATTTGTTCGATAAACTTACCCATCATCTCTTCACCACTGTTCATTTTGAACGTGTATACTTTTCCTGTTTCTAATGACATTAAATGCTTTCTGTTAATTTTGTTCTGAGTTCTTGGAACCCACCGATATGTTCCCCGTCGATAAAGATTTGGGGTACTGCACGTGCGTTTGGCACTGCTTCTAATAGTTCTTCTTTAGTGTAACCGTCGCCGATTTTACGTTCTTCGAACTGAATGCCCTTTTGTGTTAACAAAGCCTTAGCTTGGTCACAGAAAGGACAGTGATACTTACTCCATACGATTGCTTTCATTTTATTTTCCTTAAAGTTTCAATAATTTGTCTGTATATTTACTTATATACGTTTTGTAGGCACTATTATAATTGTCATTCCACCAAGCATTAAATTCAAATCTATTCATGTTAATAAAGTCTTCAATTGTCTTGGGATTATCACTTTGGTCTGCTACGACCATAGCTGATGATATTTGGAATCCACCGGGTCCAGGAGTTCTTCCTGCTTTTAGTGCAGAGGCGTTAGCCAAGTCTTGTAGTGCATCTGCTTCTTGTCTAGTCTTAACTGGACCTAACATGCTTTTCCAAACCCATGGATTAATTTCTGGGAAGTAGAACCCATACTTACTAGCTTCTAACTGAAACCCAGACTGAGTAGGAAGTACATGTCTAGTTGGGTCACATAACCCTAGTCTAAAACTCTGCACAGAGTCAACGAGGTTATTCTCATCTTCTATCCATTGTCTAGTTTCTGCGTGTGATTCATAAGTTTCATACGGCAGACCCTGAATAAACGATGTACCAATTTTAACGTTATCTTTCCAGTACTTTGTTTTTAAATCATGCAAGAATGTTTTAGCTACATCGCCCGGCAAACCTTTACCAATCGTTCTAGCTGCCTTTTCATGGAATGTTTCAATACCAAAGTGTACACCAACCTGACCCATTTCTTCTAGTAAGTCAATTTGTACTCTATGTGCATTTAACAAATCCAATCTGTTAAACGTTGTGAATGTAACTTTGAAGGGAAGATTAGTAAGAACATTATGAAGATACTCAACCTTCTCAGTACTATCATTAAACGTGTCGTCACTTAACATATAGTGACTTATACCATGCTTATAATAGTTGTCGGTTAGTTCATCAGCTATTGTGTCTGCATACTTAACATAGTCGTTCTTCTTTTTGCCATTCAATGCGAATGCACAGAATTTGCATTTGAAGATACATCCTCTAGATATTTCTAGCACAAGTGTTTCGTTTGGTATGATACAGTCTTCAGGGATATATGTTGTCTTAGCAGTGCTAAAGTCCCATCCAACAAGTATGTTTTCAGCATTGTAAATTGGGATATCTTTAAAGACTTCAGTAGGTTCTCTAACAGCAGAACCAGTAACATAAGAGTTAATCAATTCAACAATCAGTGTTTCACCTTGACCAAGTATGATAGCATCAATTCTGTCAGAGGTAACAGTTGATACTTCTTTACCCCTGTTACCACCTAATACAACTTTACAGTTAGGGTTTACTTCATTGATTACTTTTCTAACCTGTGCGTATGATGGGTTAGAGGAGCCATCAGGTTGCCAAAACACTGTGCCGAATGCAACTACTTTGGTATTAGTATCAATGAACTTTTTACAGATAGCTTCAAGTACAGGCAAATCCATTCTATCTATCATAGAAATAACTTGACAACTGTAGCCAATGTTTCTTATTTCATTGGCTATTCTGTGGGGGCCTGCACCTCGGTAATCGCCAAAGGCAAATAGTACTACGTCTGACATTATAGACTCGGTAATTCTTCAAAGTCTACTTCATCTGACATAACGCCAATGATGTAGTTGGTTGATTCAGTCTCTTGCAATGCCGATTGCTTCTTGTTGATGTTCACGTGCTTGTTGAACCAAGGGATAGGACTATGCTTAGGATGCGGCTCATTGTACTTGATGCCGATTTCTTTTAATCTAGTAAATGCAGTAAAGTCTACAAAGTCAGATAAGATTTCTGCGTTAAGACCGATAACAACGCCCTTGCTGAATAGATAAGTTGCCCATGCTTTTTCTTCACGGATAACGTCCATATACAATTCATATACTTCACGTTGCATTTCAACTGCAATTTGCTGAAAGATTGGGTCATCTTTAACTACATGATTAATCAACCATGCTGTCCACTCAGTATGTAACAATTCATCTTGTAAGATTAAGCTGATAATGTTTCCATTACCGATATAAATCTTGTTCTCAACCATGGCCAATGACGTAGCGAATGACACCATGAATCGTAACGCTTCCAATGCGTATGATGCGTGTAGAGCCATGTATATTGCCTTCTTATGTTCATATAAATCAACTGGCGCTCCGACTGCAACCCTACAGTTAAGTATATGAAGGTCCTCATAATAACGTCCAACATTTGCTGCCATCTCCACAATCTCTTTGGTGTCATGGATTTTGTTGAATTCTTCTTTAGGGACGCCGTAGACGTTTCTAATAATGTGGCTGTAACTCTTGCTATGAATGTTTGTTTCAAAGAAACTCCAATTACTTACTAATGCTTCTAGCTCAGGAATACTAATGACAGGACCAAACACTTGAGCAGGAGCACGACCTTGAATACTGTCTAGTGCAGTTTGACGCAATAGATTACTAGTGAAGATGTGCTTGATAGCATCACTACTATCTCTGTGG